TTATCTTATCATATACGTTTCCACTTCAATTGTTTCTTTTCCTTTATATTTTTCTCGTGTAATTTGTTTGATGAAATGATTGTTATTATACGCATAAATTTCTCTTTTAATATCAAAATGTTCCATTTCATTTGCAAGACACGGAAAAGCCCATTCATATTGCATGGTTAAAATTCTGAACTTTAAAAACGCTTTATAATCTACTTCATAAACATTAGGCATATAATATTCGAGCATATCTGCTGTATTATTATCTGTAGTTGAATCATTTCTTAATGCTGCATAAATTACTCCATTATCATCATTGATAATCGTTGTAGATAATTGATTGTTTTTAGAAGTTAAAGGCAAAGGAATAGCATTCACAACAATCTCTTTTGTATTATCATTCGTTTTGAAGTTTTCTGTTTCTATACCACTTTTAGTTACGAAAACTTCTGTTAATTTAAAATTCTCATTAGATTGATCTTTGAATTTTAATAAATAACTATCTCCCGAATCTGTGGTCCTATTCTTATCTTTTGCTTCGAATTTTTGCCAATTCACCGCATTACGTTTTCGTCTTAAAATCTTTTCGATTTTATTCATTGTTACTGTTTTTCCTTCGACTGTAAAATCATAGTTAAACCAACGCATGGTTGATTCTATAAATTCGCCTTGTTGAGCTTCTGGTATTGCATTTTTTAAATCAATAACCGCCGAATCAATTACGTAATCAATAATACTTCCATCTTCTGCATACACTTCGATTGGAACGAGTTTAAAATCAGTTTTTTCCGAATCACGATGATAATCATACGCTTTTATTGTAAGTTTTGATCCTCCTTTTTTTGTGGTGAAAATCACATTAACAGCATAATCACCACGTCCTGACTGAGAAAATATTAATTTATCATCTAAATATATATATGCTCTAATATTATGATGTTTTCTATTATGATTATAAATAGTTCCTTTCAACTTAAATTTACCGTGAATATTCATTTCCTGTTCAGCTTCCCAACGTCCGTATTGCCAGCCTTTCCCTACACGATGGCGAAAGCCTTCTCGTATATAGCTTTCTAATCCCACTATCCATTCAATAGTTTCTGGACGATCTGATTGCTCATATTTTTTTGCTGTTACAACTAAAAGATTTTTTAACTTATCATCGTTCAAAACATCTCCTTTTAACTCGAATCCCGCTTGTTCTATAATTTGATGCAATAAATACATCCAATAAACATTTGGTCTTAGAATTGTTAAGTTGTTCACTGAGTTGTTTTCTACATCAATTGAATTGACGTAGAAATTTCCGTTTTCATCTTTCAAATTAAAACTTCCTTTAAAGGCTGCATAATTTAAATCTGATGATGAATATTGATCAGTATGTATGCATGGAAAATAATAATTTCTATTTGGATAGAAATCTGCATTTACTTCATTTGCGTGATTGATTAAATTCGCAACCTCAATTAAATCAAAATTTAATTCAGTTAGTTTTTTATCCCAGTTCGGAAATTCTTCCCATCCATAAAATATTGAAAACTCGAATGTATAATCGTGTAATTGTATTATCTCAAATCGAGCTTTGTGTATATTACCATTATCATTAAATACAACTTCAAATTCTAATTCATAATCTTCTGTATTATCCGATTGATAATCCAAAAAAAATGGATGAATAGAATAAGGCAATTCTTCTGGTAAAGAATAGTTCGCTACTATTTGAGTGTTGAACCAATTATTTTCTTCAGTAATTGATATTCTCGTATTCGACAAATCAATTTCGAATAATCCATCAATCTGTGTAACACGCATCATAATCTTCTGAGTTTATGTAGAATTCTAATTCGGAGCTGTAAAGGAAATTATCTGTCGAAAACATTTCGAACTCTTCGTAAGCTGGTGCAATTTCAATAATATCATTTCCTTTCAATAGCCAACATACTTTACTGTGTGCAATTTCCTTTAATTTTGGTATATCGGTTCTGAAATAATAGCCAGTATTCCATTTTATTTTTATTTCTTCATCAACGCCAATGTTTTTATGATGATTTTTAGAATTTAGAAAATTGGAATATGTTTCTTTTGGCGAAAAATCAAATCCTCCAATCATTTCAAAAATCTGCGGAAGTCCCCAATAATCAATGTAAATAATATGATTAGAAAATGGAGTAGAAGGAATGATTTGGTATTGCATCGCTTGATTTCCTGAAACAATATCAACCAAATTACCTGGTTCTAAGTCTAATTTTGAAAAGTCGTAAAACAAACTATAAATACTTAGTTTGTCCAATTCATTTGCTTTGAAACTTTCTACTTTCTTTTGATTTACATAAACATGAATTTCTGAATTGATATTTTTTGTTAAGAAATGAGCAATAACTTTTGAATTTTTAGTTGCTCTACAAATACGATTGCCTACATTAGACAATACTCCTGTATTGTTTTGATTTAATGTACGTGGTAAATGCCCTTTCATATAAAGTTGTGATGGTAAATCATAACTGTATACGATTGTTTCTGTTTCATAATTATATTCAGAAACTTTTACATTTATTTTTCCTAATTCATACATTTTTTTTATTTGACCTTCATTTGATTTCCAGTCAAAATAATTGATTTGGTTTTGGAATAAATCAAAGAAATTATGGAGATATTCTCCTAATTTGTAAACAGCATTGTTGTTGTAAAAATAAACATTTTGTATTGTGTCTATGTTTTGTCTACCTTTCAACGAATCATATATATCACCTTTTATTTCAAGTTTTAAATAATTGTTTTCGTTACGTTGAAATGATGATAATTTTAAAACTTCTTTTTCTTTGGTGAAATGTATTTCTTTGTCAAAATCATTGTTCCAATAATCAAATAATTCAAAATCTAATTTGACGCTTATTTGATTGGTGGCATCTGCAAAAATTAATTCATCACTATAATTTCCGACTTCAATTAAATCATTAGAAACAGATCGCACAAGATAAGTTCGAATATTAGAAATCTCACTTTCCAATTGAATTTCTATCCAATCGGGTTTAGTTATTGTTAATGCTTTTGGAGCAAAAACAACAATTTTTTGCCAATCGGAAAAACCAACGCTTTGTAAGTGTGAAAACTCTAAATATTCTGTACTTACTTCAAGATTATTTGTGTTTGTTTGAAGTGTATTTAAAACTAAAGTCCCTAAGTTTTGATTTATTTTTCTAAACGAAATCGAAGCAACATTCAACCCATATTCTAATTGATTGGATGACGCTACCGAAAAAGTAAGCTGTCGATTCCCAGCGGGTAAAGATTTAGGTAAACTTTCTCCATTCAATAAAATATAAGATGGCCCAGAAACAACATAATCGGTATCAGTTACAACACTTACAACACTTGTAGTTGATTGATTATTCCCTCGCGTATAATGTAAAACATCACTTTGTTTATTTAACGTGAAGTTATAATTTGTTGGAGTAGCAACTGTCAGCGCTAAATTGATTGATTGAAATTGCACAATCATCCACGGCTCATTTCCACGTTGCAACGAAACCGTTACAACAAATGCACCTGTGTAATATCCGTTTGGAATATTTGTTAAATCTTTAATTTTTATCCCTACATTACCACTCCAGCCACTGCCTCCATATTCTTCAATATATTGATCTCCTTCAACTTCAAATAAATCATAACCATATTGGTTCGTGTAGCAACCAAACTGAATTCGATATTTCGGCATATCTTGCTCAGCTGCATTTTGACTTGTTCTTACAGATACATTTTGAATGGTTGTATCGTTCGTCGATTTATAAAAAGTAAGTTGTGATGGAGAAATAGAAATATAATACGTTACTTCTCCACCGTCTATAATGATTGCCATTACGCTTTTGTTTTTGCTTTAAATTTTCTTAATCGTTCTAATCCTTTTTCGATGTTAGTCGAATTTTGATAATTATTTGCAATACGGCTGTCAATTCCATTTACACGCAAATCGTCTAAAACTTCATAATTAAGTTTCAAGAACGCAATTAATTCTGAGTTATCAGTTGACGCAATATTTCCATAACTTCCATTTTCAAAACCTTTGACACGCATGATATCATTTTGCAATGCATTTTTGATATCGGGAGATAATCCTTTCCAAGTAGGCCCATCAATTATCATTTCCGGAAAATGTTGTCCTTGTTCGCCAGCCAAAAAATGTGTTGGTTGAGAAACTAAACCAGTTTTCGCAATCCCGGCACGTTTTGCACGAAAACGTTTACCATCTTGTTCACGCTCAATATCAATGTAACCATCTTGAAAACCTTTTGATGGTAATGGTTGTTTTAAAATCATACCTGTTTGAATTGCACCCATTGCACCAACAATTGAAGCTAATACAATACCTGCTGGTCCTCCAGGGTTTTTTAATGCAGCTGTAATAGCACCCGCTGTATTCATTAATGAAGTTACAATATTCATTTGTTTCTCACGCTTCGCCTGCTTGTACTCTGTTTCAGCTTTTTTCTTGTTGTAGGCGTCCTCTAACTTCTGAACTTCGGCATTGTATGTCGCTTGATTGATATAACCTTGGTCTAATTGTTTAGATAGTGCATCTTTTTTACGATTTGTTCTATCTTCAAATTTTTGTAATTCTCTGTTTTCGTTGGCTGCAACCATTTGTGCGTATTGCGCATACATTTGTTGCATAACACCAATTACAGCCGCTATTTCTTCGAAACCTATTTTTCCTTGTTCCAAATGATTAAATAACATTTGCCAATCATCTGGAGACATTCCGAAAATATCTGCACTGTATTTATTTAAAGAACCTTTACTGTTTCCATCATCACCTTTCTTTCCTTTGTTCCCACTTTTATCATCTTCGCCTTGACCTTTTAATTCATTTTTCTTAATGATTAATTCGTCAATTTGTGATTTAAGTTCCTCGATTTGAGATTTGAAATTTTCTTGTTGTTCTGGAGTAAGCAGATTAAAATCAATACCTGTTTCTGTGCTTCCTTCTGAAATAGCTTGTAGTTGACTTAATTGTTCTCGTAGGAATTCTTCTTGTAATGCTAAAGTTTCTTGCTCATATTGTTTTTCTAAAGCTGTTTTGGCATCTTGCCACGTCTTTATTTCTTTTAATTCCTTGTCATTCAGCGAACGTTTAAGAATTTCTTTCGCATCGTCAACAGACGATATAGTTGCTAACTCAGAACGTTGTAAACGTTTTTGTTCCTCAATTTTTTTATTCCCAGATTCGATTAGTTTATCGATTTCAGATAATTGATATTTTCGACTTAATTGAAGTAAATCGTTTGAATATTTATTTTGTTGAGCTGTAAGCAAATCATTAATTTCAGCATTCTTACTTAAATAAGTTGCTTTCATTTGATCTATACGAGAAACTAAAGCAGTATCACCATTTTTGGTCGCTGTTGCTTTTTGTTCATTAAGTATTTTTAAAGTTTTTTCGTCTATTAATTGCGCACGTAAACCATCCATTTTACGTTGATGTTCTACGCTCATCGTCGCACGTTCTTTTGCGAAAGAATCTTCTATACTTTCTAATCCTAAATCTTCATAATCACGTTGAATTTTTAAGATTTCTTCTTCATTTTTCTCTGTTTCTTTCTTTAAATCTTCGTAGTATTTATCTCGTTCAGCTTTTGCTTTCTTACGCGCATTATCAGCTTCTCTTTCTGCTTTTTTACGTGCGTTTTCTGCATCCTTTTCTGCTTTTTTTCTAGCTTTTTCAGATTCTTTATCTGAAGGAGTGGTAAATTCTGATGATGAATTATTAGCTGTTGTAGATGTAGTATCAGATAATCCTATTAAAGCATTCAATTCTTCGTTATCCGCTTTAATTTTTGCCGTTAATTGTTTTGCTTCTGCAGAATTTGCTTTTAATGTTTTTAAAGTTGCTGTATTTTTTGCAATCCTATTTCGAATAGCTTCAGATTGTTTCCCTTGTAAAGTGTTTGCTACAGCTAATTGGTTTTCAATCTGAATATTTTCCGATTTTGCTTGATCTATTTCATATTGAATCGATTTTTGATTTCGCCCAATATCAAATCCAAAAAATTTACCATCATCTCCATAACCTTTTCCTGTCGCTTTAGTATTCTTTTTCTCTGTTTCTAAAGCAGTTATTTTTGTAGAATTCTTAAGTTGTTGAGAATACAATTCTGTTTTTAACGCAACAATGGCTTTTGCTTTTGCTAAATCATCTATGTGTTTGATGTAGTCTTTAATCAATTGAATACTTTGACCAGTTTTCATATTTTCTAAAGTCAATGTATCCAAATATCCATTTGTAATTGTTTTTAAGATTTCTAACGCTTTTTGTTTTTGTTCAAGTGTTGAATTTTCATCATTAATCGTTGCGATTAATGTTTCAATTTTTGATTTTTGATTAGTCGTTGCATCAGCTACATCATTTGCTATACGAGTGGTTGCACTCATTATATCATTAGCTTCATTTGCTGAATCAGAGAATAAAAAGAAAGCAGTTGTTGCAGCAGTTACCAATCCAATTACAACTCCCCAAGGAGAAGCAAATAAAACAGTATTTAATGCTCTAACTTGCGCAATAGCTCCTCTTATATTTCCTGCTAATAAAAGTTGTGCAGCTGCATATAATTCTGTACGTACAATTGCAATTGCAGCTAAAATATTTTGAAGTTTTAATTGAGCATTATAAAGAATAGATCCTGCTGTATTTCTATTGGTCCATAAAGCGGTCAATTGTAATGCAGCTTTATAAGAAATTAATCCTGCAACAAGTGTAGCAACTACTTTTGCAATCACTAATAAATTATTTCGCCAGCGTGCACCCGATTTATCTGCATCTTCAGTTGCTCCAATTAATTTTGCAAAAACATTAACAACGTTTGTTAACCAAGAAACTAAAGTGTCAGACGAAAACCAACCCGCCGTAGTTTTCTTTATTTTATCTAAAGTAGCTGCTAAATTGTTGTTCTTAATATTGTACTCATTCGTTAATGACGTAGCTTCCTGCATAGATTGATTGGCAGTATCTTGTCGTGCTTTCAAAATATCAAGATTGTTCGCTAATGCAGATAATGAAGCTACACCACGTGTACCGCCCGCATCTAATTCCTCCATTTTTTGTACCATCGTTTGAAGTCCTGCCGAATTACCGTTCAAACCCTCTAAAAACTTAATCATTGCCGCATTAGAATCTTCATTCAAAAGCTTATTAAAATCTTTGATCGATATTCCTGCGATTTTTGCATATTCGCCAGGATTCTTGAACATATCCAAAAGAACTTTATTCATTGCAGTTGAAGTAACTTCAACAGATTGTCCTAACTCGTCGAAAGTTGCGGCATAACCTAAGTTATCAGCAGCACTTAATTTTGCTTGGGAAGCAACACCCGCCATGCGATTCATATAATCAACTAAAAACGAGGCTTGGTTGGCACCACTAGCCGAAACTTCATTAATCGATGAACCTAATGCTTCCATTGCTCCTTCGAATTCTTTTCCAGTTTCCGCACCAACCTTATAAGTTGTTACTAATTTCCCTACATCTTGAATTTGACTTTCCCCAAGATCATCTCCTAAAGCAACTTTCAATCTGTTTGCTACTTCTACAAATCCCTCGACATCTTTTAAAGAAGTTTTACCCAAACGTCCTGCTTGCTCAGCTAAGCCAAGCAATTCCATACGAGAAGTACGTGTGCTAATTTTGCCTAATGATATGTTTAACTCATCAATTTGTTTTTGCGTAAAACCTGTAACTTTCATTACATTAGAATTAGCGTCTGCTAATTTTCCTGAATAATCTAACCATTGTTGAAGAGAATAGGTAAGTCCAGTAACAGTAGCAGCAACACCAACAATCATTGCTTGATATTTATTCAACCAATCGGCAGCTTGACCAAATGTTAACTGTTGTTCTTGCCCAGCTGTATTTAATTGGCGAATACGAGCGTTAGTTTCTTGTAATTCTGCGTTAAGTTTTTTCCATTCTGCAGTACCAGGAACCATGTTGTTCAAACTGTACTTTAATTCGTTCGCATGTTTCCTTAGTTGTTGCATTGTTAATGCATTAATTCCAATCTCAGCACGTAATTCTTTCATACGTGCTTCATTGGTTTTTATAACTGCATTATTTTCTCTAATTTGTTTTGATAGGTTTTGAAATTCGGCACTATCTTTTTTTCCTTGAGCAACTAAATCTGCTTTTGCTTTCTTTAAATCTTTGTTTGTAGAAATTAATTCTTTAGTTGATTTATCAAGATCGCCTAATTCTTTTTGTGATTTATCGCCATTAATAATGATATTTAGTTTTATATCTTCTTCGTGTATTTTCTTTGCCATGTTGCAGTTTTACTGCAAAATCGCTCTACAATGGCAGAAAAATATAGACACAAAAAAACCACTCAAATAGAGTGGTTAGTTATTGTAAATAAATAGATTATTATTTAGTTTGTTCGTTGAACCAACTTTCGAAATCGATTCCTATAGCAGTGCAAACTTTAATAAAAATATGCAATGGTAGTTTGTTCTCCTTGTATAAATAATCTTCTATCGTTCGTTTTGGAACATCAACTAATTCTGCAAACTCTTTGATGGTTTTGCATCCGCTTTTTTGGTAAAGAATTTTTATGTGATTCATGTTTGTTTTTTTATAACCTCACCTCTACAGTGGAGCTGGCGAAAATTTATTATTTAATTCCTATTTTTTTTAATACTTCATCTTTATTTCTTTCAAAATACTCATTTGTAGAATTAGGTAAGATTGAATTATTAATATAATATTCTAATAATTCTAATACTTTTTCATTTGGAGTTAAATTATTTATTTTTTCGATAATTTCGTTTACAATTTTTCCTCCATCTTGATAATTATATTTAGGAATCTCTTCTTCATAAAATACCTCGCCTGTCTCATTATCCACAACCGATACAATTCCTCCTTTATAATCTTGAAAATAAGATTCGTTTGTTCCGTTGTATTCCTTAATGTAGTTTTTTGCTTCATCTAAAGTAATTGAAAATCCTTTGTTGTTGGAGTTTTCTGAATCATTAAAGTGAATGTCATAAGTTTTCATAAAATGTAATTATAAAGTTTCTAAAAAAGCACTTACAGAAGCTTGAGTATATTTTTTTGAGAAATGTTCTTTTCTAAATGGATTTCCAGAAGTATTTAACCATTTACCAAATTCTCCTAATTTTTTTAATGATTTAATTGGTGATAAAATATCAGTAGAAGCTTCTTTGTTCGCTTGTAATTTAGCTTTACTTTCTGCAGATTTTCTATCAGCTTTTACTTCTTCTTTTAAGAAGAATAATTTCCATTCCTTTTCTAATTCTTTGTCTCCAGCTAAAATGTTTTTTACAATATTATTGTGAAATTCACATCTTTGCTCAGCCGCAGCATAACCGATGTATTGAGGTTCGTAAGACTCTACAGTACGGATAACTAACATTGCATTGTAAGCTTTCTTTGCGTTTTCGATTTGTTTAGCAGTATATTTCATAATTTCTTTATTTAATTGTTATTATTTGTTTGATTATCTGAGACAAATATACAACGACTTTTTAAATGGTGCAAATTTGAACCAAAGAAAATTAAAAGAAATTACTTATTTATATAAATTATAAATAAAGAATCAGTTTATTTAAACAAATCAACATTCAATTCTTTTGAAATTTTTACAACAATATCAAAATTAGGAATGGTTTCAAAGCTAAACATTCTCGTAATTGTTGTATGACTTACTCCGACGGCAGAACCTAATGATCGGGCAGAAGAGTTTGATTTTTCAAACTCTTCTTTTAGTTTTAAGATTATTTTTTTCGTTAAATCGTCCATTACAATTTGTCTGAATGAAATTCAACTAACCAATCGCCCATTTCTCGCATATAACGTGCGATTTTCATAAAATCATCTGGATTAAAATCTTCTAAAGTTTCAACTTCTTGAGAATCGTTAAACTTCCCGTTTTCCCAAATTATAACAATTTGATTTTCTTGATCTGTACAAACCCAGTGATTTTCTTTTTCTGATTTTTGCAATAAATATTTATCTTTGCTCATAATTTCTAATATTAATTGTTAGGAGTTTGATTATCTAATAAAGCCTCTCGTCTGAGAGGCTTTTGTTTTATTAGTTTATCCCTGAACCTTTCACGTAATTAAGATTGTCAGAATTTATTAATTTAATATTTTTTAAAACCCTTGTTTTTTTTAATTCAGATAATTCTTCAAAAGTTTTATTCCATGCTTCTAAATTTGTGTCATGAGTAATAAATCTATCTCCAAATGCTCTTTTTTGATCAGCTGTTAAAGAGTTCCATTTTGATACTAATTCTTTCATAATTTCTTTTTTAAATTGTTATTATTTGTTTAATTATCTGAGACAAATATACTACGTTTTTTTTAATGGTGCAAATATGAACCAAAGAAAAATAAAAGAAATTAGTTATTTATACAAATTCTAAATAGTAATGAATCGCACTTATCCTCTAAAAACAACAGAAGGACACTAATGTCCTTCTGTTAAATTTATACTTTCTCGAATAAATCTGCATTTGGTTTATGCGTGATATATTCGTCCTCGTCTACTAAGATAAATAAATTAAGCTGTTTATCGAATTTCCACAATGCACCTTCGTCTATCTCTATACCTTGTATAGAAATAACATTTGTTTTATTCCTGTACATCATCACTTTGGTTTGATAAGTGGTTAAAAACTTGTGCTGCAACTTTTGGAGAACGATCGAATGCAGCAATCATTTTACGAATTGTACCAAATGTATTGACAACATCTGTACGATAATCTGCATCGTCTGCATGTGATGTGCTGATCCAATCTAAGAAAACTGATTCTAAAATGTTATCCAGTTCTTTTGGTTCTGCGTACGATAATAAATTTTCTAACTCATTTGTAAATTGTGCGTGTGCTTTGCGTGTTTTTTTAGATAAAGCATTTTTTTTGTTTGACATAATGTTCGCATTTATGATTAATAAAAAAAGGTAGATCACCGCGAACATACATATCATAAATATGAAGTCTTGGGACTTTCACCCATTTGTCTACCCTAATATTTTTTACAATTGTTTTCAATTTGATTTATGATATTCTATGTTCGCAAAGCAAATATAAAACAAAAAAAATAAGTTATGCAAGTGCATAACTTAAAAAATATTATCATCTATATTCTTCACTTCTAATATTTATTAATTTCCAATTGGTTTTATCTAATTCATTTCCTCCAGTATAAGCAATTGTTACTTTATAAATAAACTCTTTCTCTACTCCAAATGAGTTTTGTGCAGAAACTTTTCTTAGTATGGTATAAGAGCCATCAGAATTCCTTTCAGTATTACAATCAAATAATGAAAAATCAGCAGTTTTAGGATTTAATAAATCCATTTTTATAAAATCTTCTGACATAGAACATGAATGTCTTGATTCTAAATATGAAGAAATATTTAAACCTTTTCTCACTTCATTATTTGTAGATTCTTTAATCTCGCTTAATTCTACTGGACAAAAATCATTTCCTTTTGCCATTAAAAGAATATCTAAACCAATAACTTTCTTTAAATCTAAAATAACTTTATCAGCTTCTTTCAAGTTCCCTTTTAATTCATATGATTTGTATTCTTTGTAATAATCACAAAAGCTTTTATTATTGAATATATTAGATTCTTTAGCATCCTTTAAAATATTTATATCAGCTGGAGATAACAGTGCATTTTCTAATATTCCAAGTGATTTTTTAAATTGGATATTTTTTTCGGTATTTAATTTTTCGATTTTTTGCTTTTCAATTAATACTTTTTGTTCTTCTGCTTCTGTATATCTGTTATAAAAATAGTATCCAGAAATAGATATTATAATAAGTATAAAAAATATTAAACATCCTTTATTTTCTTGTTTTTTATTATTCATGAGTTGTAAATGTTTAAAAAGTCATTTTCATTAATAATATTTATATTTAATTCTTCTACTTTTTTCAATTTAGAAGGACCTGCATCTTTTCCAATTATAGCAAAATCTGTTTTAGAATTTATGGAACTTTGAATTTTTGCTCCATTTTCTTGTAAATATTTTGCTATAATATTTCTGTCTTGAAAATTATCAAATTTACCTGTTATTACAACATTTTTATTCCAAAAGACATTTCCATTATCTTCAATTTCTTTTTTGGATAAAAGTTCTTTTTCAATTTTTCTACTTTGAAAATCTGCAAATTTCTCAGCATTTGCAGAATTGAAAGGTTTTAATAATTCTTTTAATTTTTTTATTTCATTTTCATGATATAAAATTTTTTCTCTAATTTCTTTTTCCTCCATAGTTTAAATTTTAAAATTCAATAAAAGTAAAGAATAAAAATAACATCAAATTATGGTTTTCCATAAAAAAAAATCCACTCCTTATAAAAAGAAGTGGATTTAAAAACTATAAAAACACTATATGAAAAAAATTAACCTCGTGCTACTTCTACTAAGTATTTTGTAGCGCCAGCGTCAACGTATCGTAATGTGATGGATGCGTTTTCTAGTGCGGTCCATTGTGTTCCATTAAATAAGATAACTGTTACACCACCTGCAACTGCACTTTCTAAGGTAAATGGAGCAACTCCGCCCGAACCGATAAGCGTTACCAAATCGTTATTTTTTAAATTAGATAATGCAAAGGTTAATGTAGCTGTAGTATCTGCCGAAGCCACTTGTACGACTTTGCTCACTGAACCATTAATCGTAATTGCTTTACCCGCAGATTTAGGAATTTCGCCACGAATAATTTCACCTTCATAGAAAGCATTTAATTTGTCCGTTGCGCCATACGCTTGCCACGTTAAGGTAAAAAACTTACCATCAGATGAATTGGTTTGCGATGGAACTAATTGCATTGGTAAACAAGGTTCTCCAATGACATCAAATCCGTTTTCGTCGCAAGAACCTACGAAAAGAATTACATCTTTACCTAACATCTTTGCAATAAATTCGCGCGATTCCACTTCGTTACCCGGATGTTGTGCCACGAATTTTGGTGTAATCTTGATCGAATCTTGTTCTGCTTCAGTTTCGAAAGATGCATCAGCTTTTGTGTTCGTATGATAAAACTCAAAGAAAGTTGCACCTGGTTTCAAAGCGACATTTCCTTCTAATCTGATTCCATTTTCGTCACGAGAAGGATAAGAAAGTAAATCTTCTACTAAAACTCCAAATCCTGTTGGATTGAATTTAGTTGGAGAAGCTGGCGAATTGCCTTTTGGTCTTTTTAATTTTAATGCCATTTTATTTTTTTTATTTGTGATTAAACAATGAAAGAAAGTAACTGCCGAAACAGTTACTTATCTGTTTTTAGCCGCGAGCGGTTTCGTACCATTTTCCGTTAGCAGAAATCAACTTCACGTATTTCGTTGCATCAGCTAATTCTAAAGCTGGATTCACAACAATGTTACCAGTTGTCGCAATTGTAACAACTGCAGAACCTCCGTAGATCGTGATTTCTTTACCTTCAACTCCGTTGATTACTTCTGTAACTGTTAATACATCAGTACCAGCAAATTTGAATGTATCCGCTTGGTTAGCATCTAATACAGCAGTTGTGTATGTTGCTTCGTTATCTACAACAGTTGGTGCAGCATCTGTACGCTCTAATTCTTTTAATTTACCATCAGGCATTACGTAAAGTGTTAATGTACCATCTGTTTTCAATTTGAAGTCAGAAGCTAATAACAAGTTTGCATTCTTTTTGATTGCAACAGTTGCAGAAGCTAACGACTTGTTACCCGTAATTCTTAAGATATGTCCTTTAGGTGCATCTTTAATTTCAGTAATATCATTTGTGAAATTATCAGCAATTGACATATTATCGTACTTGAATTTTAAAATACCTGTTTGATCGTCAAATACTGGAACTGTTACCGACTTATCAAATACCGGAACATCATTCGTCCAAACACGTTGTGCAATAAACTTGTCAGGATGCGTAGTAGCTAAACCTAATCCAATTCTTTTTAAGCGAATACCTAAACGATAATCTGCAAAGAACCATGTATTACGTTTCTCGTGTCCTAATGTGAATTTTCCTTTTTCTGAAGGATCATACTCTAAAACTTCAACATTTTGAGAGAACGTAATCGCTACAAAAGTTGTGTTCGTAAAATCGATTAATGGTTGGAAAATGATGTTCGGATAGTCTACTGGATGATTTTTTGCATATGCTTTTCGTCCTTCATCTTGCGATAATTTACGATCATATAAATCACCTGCACCGTCTTTGTACCATTTCAAGACTTTTGGTGATAATTGAATTTCTAATCCTTCTTGCGCACGTACTTCGTCTGGTAAAGATTCAATCATGAATTGAATTTTATCAAAAGTATTTTCCGGTGTTAATTCTCCTGTTACGAATGGATGATATTTAGCATCAACATCACGTCCTTTCCAGTAGTAATAACGTAAACCATCTTGTGAATTAACCGCCATTCCTGGAACATCTCCACGAGGATCAATTGCTAAAATACCATTGATTTGAGCTTTACGATCGTCGATGCGTTGTTGTTCAATCAACTTCGATAAGATGAAGCCAATAAAAGACATTTTCCAAGGATGAGAACCATCTAAATTCACAACTTCACGAATCCACATTGTTTCGTATTGCTGTAATTGGTAACCATCAAATTCGATGTCGATTTTCTTTGGGAAAACGTAACCCGCTTCTACTGAAATTAAGAATTTGTTTTTAGGAGCCCAGCCTTCTTTGCGTGCTTGTACAATTTCACCCACTGAAATACCAGCTTCAGAAATTCTGTCAACAATACCAGATTGATACCCCCATTCTTTCGGTAAATCACCTTTATCGAATAAAAACGATTCTAATACAGTTGGGTTTTTACGAATAAAATGTTCTGCATCTTTTTCTAACAATGGAATTTCTTCCGCTCCAAAAACTGTTGCTTTTGTAGATCTTTCCATCATTCTCATGTTCCACGCACGATTTTCGAATGCGTCCCAAGAATCATTAGAACCAAAAATATGTGTAGCAGAATGTGCTGGTAAAGCCGTTAACATTTCAGCTGCAGTAGCTAATGTTGTTTTTGCTTTACGAATAAAACTTTGTGGTTTATCGCCTACAGATTCTTTTTTCATAGCTGCGTTTTCGGCTTTTAATTTTTTGATTGCAGAAGTAGCTTCTTCTGTTTTTTCTTCTGTAGTAGCTTCTGTGCTACCTTCTTCTTTTTCGTCCGCAGAATTCAATTCAAGTTCTCTGAGAATAGCATTTAATGATTGCTGATCTTCTTCACTATTTACAGACGCTGCAATTTCTTTATTCATTTCTTCAATTACCTTGTTAGTAACTTCAGTTCCGAATTTTTGATCAATTGCTTCTCGTTGATCTTCCGACAGTAAAATCTCTTTGTCTTTTACTTCGATTTTATCAATTCCTAACGTTTTCATGAAAGCGTTAGCCGATTCTTTCATTTTAACCCACTTAAATGCCATTTTTTATAATAATTAATTGTTATACTTCGTTTCGTTGATTATGTTTATTAATTCGATTGCGTGTTCAATTGTTCCGATAGAATCAATTAGACCATATTTTAAAGAGTCTTCCGCTCCGAATGTTCTTCCATTTAAAATACCTTCTACAGATTGATCAAGGTTTGGACGATTTTCGATTACAGCATTTTGAAATTTTTCTGCCATAGGATTCAAGTATTCAGATTTCAATAGTTTGTAATCGCCTTCTAATGCTTGTTCGAAAACTTTACCCTTCCAATCAGACTGATCTGCATATACTACATGTTCGTCAATTCCTTGATTTTCTAACATTTTCTTGTAGCCGTAAAAACTTGAAACAACTCCGATAGAACCAAATCTTGCTGAAATTGTATTTGATGCCATTTTATGATCGCTGATTATATCAGTTGACCATTGACCAAGCGATAAAGCATTATCACATAAGGAAATCAAAGCTTTTTTCTTTTTAGATGAGAAATCTATGAATGGATTAATAGATTGGACAGAACCACCAGGAGTATCAGTTTTTAAAATAATTCCTTTGATACGGTCGTCGTTATTATAAGTTTCAATTCTCTTTACAATGCTTTCGGCTCCATAAGAAAAACAAGTATCATACATTGTTACCGGTCCGATAAGTTCTACAACCGCATAAGCTTTATCTTTTAAATTATTTGATGATATCTGTTCGCCATATTCATTTGCCAAATAACTAATTGCTTCGGGTTTATCTCCTAAAGAATTTGCAGCTAATTGACCAGCTAAAAATTTATCAACTATATCAAAATAGTTGATTGCTGAAAAAGCATCAAAAGCCCAAAGACCATTTTTAATTTCATTTAAAACCTTCATGTTGTAGTATTTGAAGGCAATTTATATCAGAAGTGTAAGAGAGAAGCTGACACAAAAAAAGCACTCTTATTGAGTGCTTTTATCTTTGTTAAAAATTATTTTCTAATTCTTTTAATTCTTGAATAACTGCGTCCGAAAAACCAAATGATAATTCGTTGACGATGTTAGGTAAATGTCCAAAAACAATACGGTTGTAAATAGGGTGTGATTTCTTTTTGTGCTTACCTGTTGCAGAATCTCTGGTTGACATATCTACAAATCGGTGAAGCTTAAGTATATCTAATTGCAACGTATCATTTGATACCGAAAACGAATTATCATAAAACGCACTGGTTGTAAAACCTCTTTGACGCATGGCTTTATTTTGCGCTTGTATCATTTCATTTCCTTGCTCCGATAATACTTTTTGAATGAATTGTTTTTTTAAGACATCATTTCCGTTACGTTCGCGTATCTCCAGTAGGTTCATAATTAGAAAGTAAATGTTAACGAATAACCACTCATTTCGGATTGATGTCTTACAGGATCTATTTGTAAAGTCCCTGCTTTGATGCTACTCATTAATCCGCAAAATTCCTCGCGCTCATAAAAATCATTTTTCATTTTATCAATCAATTTTTTCAATGTTTCTAACGTGCGATGAAACACCATCATTTCTTCGTAGTTGTTTTCAATTGTTCGGATATCAAACTTTTCTAAAACTAAAAATTGTGTGAAATTGTTATAGTCTAAATCATCAAAACTGGTTGATCCATTAGAACTGTGAGAAGGTAGAACAATAATTAATACGTGATTTTCTTCGTTTGTCAAATCTTTCAATGATTCGACTAATTTATCTGGACCATCAACCATTCGAAAATGATTGATGCCAATATTAGAAGCTTTAATTTCTAATCCAAATTCGTATAAACGTTGTATATCAATCATCTTATTTTGTTTTTTCAGATTTTGTTTTTTCGTCTAAATAATTTTTCTTCATCTCATACATTCTCAACATAATTTCGCCCAAAGGAACTTGACGTACTTTTTCGTAATCGCCAAACTCACCAGATTGTGCAATGGTATGAGCTGTAGAACGAATCCCTACACTTGGAATAGAAGATTTGAAATCGGAATCATTATCAAAAATGATTGATAAATCAATCTCATTACCTGCGATGTCTACACTTGCAGAGTTAAGGTAATTCATAAATGAAGTGAAAAATAAATATACACCATACTGAATGCCTTTGTCGATATACTTGAAATGCTTTGTTCGCTTTTCTAAGAATTCACTTATCTTTTTGGTTGGATATTCTTCATTTTTTCTAAAAAATAAAATAGCCAATAAACGTGTAAATGTTTCCTCAGAATATTCTTGATGATGCTCTAAGATTAATTCGGTGGCATCTATCCATTGCCCAAATGAAATGTCATTTAGCGGATCGGTTGGTCCTATGTATTTCGTTTTAAAATATTCAAAGCTTTCAATTTTTGGTGAAAGGAAATCTATGTTTAATCGGAAGATTTGTTCTTTTTCGTTCACATCAAAAAAATTATCTACCAACTCACTCAACCACGAAATATTTGCCCAAAAATCTTCGTTATTACTTTTGTGTGCTTTTTTATCAATATTCAATAAAGCAAATACAGTTAAGGTGCGAAATTGTTCTAATGATATCTTACCCGTTTGTTGAGCATAAGCGAAGCGTGCAATACTGATGAATTCTTTTTCGTTACATTCTTCTAAATGCTCTGGGAAATATTTATAAATATTTATTCCTGGAAAATGAATGGTAATCATATTGAAAATATTTTTGAGTTTGGATCAATATCAATTAACGATTTGATGTCAATTGTTTCAGTACTTTCTACAACTTCTGGAGCAACCAATTTTTCGATGTCTAAAAGAATGGATTGATAATCGTTCTCAAATAGTTTTGCTACTACTCCGATTTCTTGTTTTGCAGGAACTTGCATTTTTGAAGCTACATAGTTTTGTAAAATACCTTCTGGAAATAATGTTGCAGACATTCGCAATACTCCCCAATTCATCGCATAATATGCACATGCAGCCTTTATTTTTGAAAGTAACACAAGGTTTGGAACTGTTTCGCCAGCGGTCAACTTAGTTACTATGTCGTTCCAAACTACTTGTGTAACTCTTGGTATTATTTCTTCGGTGATACATTTGTTTACACCAGGAACTAATTTCATTAACAACAATCGAGATTCAATAGAAAAGTATTCGTCGAACTCTGATGTTGTACGAAACAATGATGTAAATGATGATTTATATTCTTTGGTTGATTTCCAGTTGTTCGGATTATTTTTATCCAAATACTCAATCAAACGATCTAATCCTTTGTAGTATTTTTTTTCAGATGATTTGTTATCGCGATCAATCATCCATTCAAATGGCATTTTTTCGTATTCATTCAATCTTGCCTTACGCCCTTCGTTCGTGTGAGCAACATCGTTTTGAATAACATATTTACGATAAGCATCAACCGCAATAGGATATGCAACTACATCAATTAGTTTTTTTGCATCCTCGGTTGGATTTTCGTACAAGTTAACCACATGATCGTACATATTATCTCCAATAATTTTTACAACTTCTTCTGTTGCTAAAATTAAATCCTGAGTTAATCTATCGAATGTAATTGAAGCATCTAACATTGGTAGATACTTGATTAATTCTTTATTGTTTTTGATTAATAGTTTCATAGTATTATTGATTGATTGCTCTGTCTTTTGATGATTCGTCCTGTTGTCTACGTACGCCTACATGGTGAAAGCCTATTCGAACATCTGCATCTGGAAAGTTTACACGCAATGCTGTGTTGATTGCTTTACAGCAAATTTCCTCCGGAACATTGATATTGGTTGAAAGATAAGTTTGATGAGCATACAATTGTTCTGAACCACTGTCTGACTTACCACTTTCGGAAATGTTTCCTAACGCAGAATGTAAACCAACTGCTGCACCTACTGCATAATCGGCACGTTTGCTAACGTCAATTTGAGCAGAAATAAAATCTTTTACATTCTGATCTATCGCTTTTATTGTCCAACCAAATTCTTTTAAGTTGTTGCCATCTGTATCTGTTATTCGTACTGTGTGCCACATTTTACCTGCATTTTCTGCACCTGAAAGAACTTCTGTAATCTTTTCGAATACTGCACGTTCATACTCTTTCATATATTCTTCTTTCCAAGGAATATTTTTTTCTTGACATTTTTTCTTTAATTCAGTTCTTTTATTTTCCCAATATTTATCTGGTGATTCTACGTGGAATTTTAGATTGATTGAATTATCTGTAAAAGATTTTAGTATTAAAGGAGTAGCTGTAGATCGTCTTAACCATTCTAATGCTCCGAAGATATCAGGAAGTGTATAAAAATCTATTCCGAATGAATATTCATTACTGTACATGATTGAGTTAGCGTGTGCAGTAGGATTGCAACAATCGAACAATGGATATACTTTGCAGAATTCATCAGCGACAAAGTATTGAGAAGTTTTGTTATTAACGATTACATGCGTGGGAATTCCTTCGATATGATTATCTGAACCATTGATAGCAGCTGCACGAACTCTATTCGCAGGAACGTGAACTAATTTTGATATAAAGTTTTCGCCTATGTAAAAGCCTTTTCCTTGTTCTATACGTGTGGTTGTAGCTTCAATATAGTTGTAGTCTTTAAGACAGCGTAGTAAGTAATCTTTATAATCAAAAGAATTTAACCAATGTTCTATTTCTTTATTTACTACTAACTCACGTGTGATAAGATCACCATCAAATACTTCTTTGTATAACTTAGGACCATTTCCCCAAAGTAAATTTCTTTTCTTGGTTAGTAATCCTGGTGCAATGTAGTTACGTGATACTACATCTCGTATAACATCTGGTAAGTTGTTGTAATCACCATAAGGGAAGATAGCATAATCTCCAATGTTATACACTTTATCTGTCCAGTTGAATGAATCTCGTAGCTCTGCATTTGTTCTATTATCTTCACGAGGATTCTTTATAGTTGAGAATGAAACTGCACCTACATCATTAATCATCATGATGTCATTACCTTCCTTTAAAGTACGATAAGGTTTATTATCAAATTGATTTACAAAATTATATTGAATGTTAGTAGTACTCATAGCGTAACGTTTACTCCGTTTAGTTTGATTAATAATGCTCGATGAAATTGTCTGTTAACATCTTCGTCGTGATCGTAATAAGCTATTAAGAACTTCGAACGCTTCGATTGATCGTTACGATAGCTTGCACGTATGGACGCATTGTTTACTACTTTCAATTCTCCATTGAGTTTGTAGAACTCGAAAGAGAAGTTAACACCAGCGTCAGTGAATTGCTTCATACGTTTAATAGCAGTCATGTAATGTATTGTAGACATGATGCTAATTTCATCTATTAGATGTTCGCAGTCGCTGACGCATAGATAAAGTATTCAACTACCGTTGAATGGCTTATTGGTTGGAAATAAAGGTAAATTAATGACCGATTTTAAAGCGATTTAAGCCCTTTTTATACGATTTTGCACGATTTTGTACGAATTTTCAAGTATCGTCAAAATGGCTAAAAATGCTTTTACAGGAATTTTTCGAAACTCTAAAGAAAAGTCATATTTCTGATTTTTTTTGAAGCCTTTAACGTTAAAAGCAGGTATTGAGTGGGGCGGTTACAATCTCCATACAAACAAACACCTATTTTTTATCAAATAGGTTTGTTTGTTGTATTTCAATTCATTAACATTTTTTGTATTTTAAAAAACGATTGTTTTTTGCATATTTTGTATAATAATTTACATTGTTTAGATTGATTCTATATTTCAAATAAAGTACTGATATATACACGGATTTACGTGGTTTTCCTATTGTTTTTTTGTATTTTTACGTAAGTAAAAAAGGAACGAAAGACGTTCTTTTTCAGTTAATTAAAATTTTATAAAATGAAAAATTCAGTAGACACGCCACAAGCAAAAAACGTAACTAAAATCGAGAAAACTCCGAAAATTGTAACCTTAGAAGAAAAGCAAAAAGCTAAGGAACAAATCAATTTATTGTTAGAAAACAATCCAAGCCCAGACAAACGAATATCAAACTTAAAAATTCTTAATAAACTAGGCGAAAAAGTTGAGTTTTTAAGAAGAAAAAACGAAGAATTTTCTTTGTTTGTTGCAAGTATGGAAAGCACAGCGAATAAAATAACTATTCAAAATTCGCAAGGTTTTGAGTTTTCTCTTAATAATTCCGAAACCTTATCAAAAGTTATTGAAGTAATCGAAAAAGATTTAGACCAGGTTACAAAAAAAGCAGAAACAGAATTTTTAAACTTCAATATCTAACAAAAAAAATGCCTTACGGAGTTGGCGCTCTGTAAGGCTTGAAATAAAAATCCTTTTAGCAAAAAAAAATCTTATTATCATGTACAAAAATACAACTTCTAAAACTTCTGACAAAGTTTTAAACATACTTCACGAAAACGGTTTTTCTCATTTATTCAACTGGGAAGATTACAGATATTATAAAAAACAAGTTGCAGACGCTTTCAACTTAGCTTTTGAAATTGCTCAACAATTTATCAACAACGCAGACACTCCAAGCGATTACGAGGAATATATTTTTTAAGTTATGCACAATATTATAGTTTCAGAATTTTCGACAGAATACAAGTTGAAAGCTATCAGAAATGAATCGTTTGATTTAAACAAAGTTCTTTCTAGTCCTAATCATTCAGAGTTAATTTTGAGAAGTTTATACGAAGATAGTATAACGATTTACGAATCTTTTTTTGTTTTATTTCTTGATAATAGTTTAAGAATTAAAGGATTTATGAAAGTTTCGCACGGAGGATTAACGCAAACAAGTGTTGATACTCGTATTATTTTTAATGCTGCATTAAATTGTTTAGCTACCAGCATTTTAATTTCTCACAACCACCCAAGCGGGAGATTAGAACCAAGTAAAGCCGATATTAATATAACAGAACGAATAAAAAAAGGTTGTGAGATTTTAGATATAAGATTAATAGACCACATTATTATAACCGAAGCCGATTATTATTCATTCGCAGACAATAATATTATTTAAGCTATGCAAATTATTACTTATACGCCAAGCACAGATTTTAACGCCGATTTTTACATACAAAACAAAGGATTGCACGCAGGTAGACCGCTAAAAAAACCAATACCAAATTGTTGGGTTATCAAAAATAGTTTTGCTAATGCGTACGAATTTTGTTTGATGCTCTATTATTCTAAGGAAATAAAAAACCTTATCAAAGGCTCTGTAATTCCATTTATCACGCTGCACGATTATAGAAAATTAATAGAAAGAAAGTTTGATTTATCAAAGTTAGAAGATTGTAAAATGAATGAACGATTAAATCTCATTCATCAAATTGATAAGCTGATAAATATTAAGGAAGTGGAATTCGAAAAACTAAAGGAGTTAAAACGCTTGCATGCCCTCCAATTGTACAGAGATTTATATATACAAAAAGCCTCTTAAAAAGGCTTTTTTTTCGCGTCGCCTTCGGCGGATTTTGTTCCCAATCAATTCTACTATTTCTTGGACAAAATCTCACCGAAGGCAAATTCTAATCGGAATGAATGAGTTTTAAATTTTTGATAATATCAAAATCAAAGACAACTAAAATATCAGCACAAACCATATTACTTACATCCGAAGGATAATCAATACAATTTTTAATTAAAACTGATTGATGATTTTCTAAAGCTAATTTTAAAATTAAATTTCTAAACTCGCTCGAATAAGTTATTTTATTATCAAAATCAATTGTTTTAGAAATATTAAAAATTTCGCAATCGTATAAATATCCATTAAAATAATCTTGATATTTTTTGGCTAACTCTATACTATTTGAAAAAAATAAACATGGTAAATTATATCTACTTAATTTATTTTCTATTGTAAAATCTTTCGATTTATCTCCTCTGTAAAATTTCATTTTTTTTGTTTATTGTGTTTTTCAAACAATTTATTACATTTTTGTTTCCAATCCTTTTTTGTTACATCAATCGCAGGTGTATTTGTATTTGAATTTATGTCATTCAAAGTAACCCAACAATCATCTAAATGCCAAACTAAATCAGTGTCTAATATAGCTGTGGATTTATCTTCCATATTACAGAAAATAACATTTTTAGTTGATAAACCAATTTTATAACAAATATTCCACAAATCGTCATTTGTAGGATTTTGTTTAAAAAATGATTTTCTAAGTTCATTAAATCTTGCAGTAATGATAAATACTTCTACTCCTTTTTTTATTAAAGATTTAGCATAATCTTGAACATCTTGCCTACTTAGAGTATTATCAAAATCAAAAGATACTTTCATAAAATTAATTTTCTCAAAAATAACAAATTACAATCAAAAACAATGTAAAATGTTATGCGAAAAATCAAAAGATACCCACATCTGGAATGATAGACGATTCGCTGTTATTTGTTTTTGATAACATACGCCAATCGCGACGCATCAACCAATATTTGAACGCATCCGAAAAGTTAGTAGAGTACATAGGTCGTAAACGATAAGGTAAACTTTCGGATGATTTGTTTTTCTCGATCACTGTTTCACCTTTGCTATTTTTACGCACTTTTATTTTGGTTATTTCCAAAGAAGATTTTAATTCTTTGTTGAAATTCTTATAAATTCTTACATCTGGAATACCCGCAATACCTTCTGATAAATATTTGGTCATAAAACGATATTCTTCTGCTTGATCTATTTTTGCTTGTCCACGCGACATTAATTCTACTTCCCATATTTCGCCTATTTCTTGACCTGCTCTTTCAATCGCTACTTTGGTATCATTTGCCCAATCTCGATTGATATTTTGATAAGCATTTCCCGAACGGTCATAAAACAAATACAAGGTTTTGTTTTTATGTCCTTTGTAAAATTCTACAAATTCTTTCGCGACTTTATTTAATGTAAAACTTTGCTCTGATACAAATTTGTCATTTTCGTCTGGTACTGCAAAAATATTTTTGAGTGCATAAATATAATTCCCACGTTCTTGACCTGTTACCATCGAAATCATATCTCCGAAATCCATACCTGCAGATACTGGCAATTGAGGATCGTAATACTCAAATCGCATATTTTTTGCGGTAGGCTTAAATTCTTCATGCAACGAATAATTGTCAATAAAATCTAATTTTAAACCATCTTCAAAAAAATGATGCGTTCCAAGATTGGTATAAAATTTTGCGCCTTGTGGAATACCAGGTTTTAAAGACATAATCGCTGTTTTAAAATCTTCTATATTTCCACCTTCCAATGTGTCTTCGAAATAACCTAATGATAAAATTTCAAGATTGGCAAAAGTAGATCCTATCATAAATAACGTGCTATCTTTACGCGCGCGATTGTAATAACCTTGTAATTTTACTAATCTCCTTTCAACTGATTTTAATTTCAACTGATCTTGAAATTTAACCGCTCGAAAATAATCTTTACGACATTCATTTAATTGAACAAAAATTGAAATGATCAATTTGATTTGTTCCACATCCATATTCTTTTCTTGTTGCAAAATCCAATCAAATTCGCCTTCAACTGGATTAGGCATATCTGTCGTAAATGTTCGACCACGATAATAAATAGATTCTGAAAAACGGGTGTATTCTCCACGAATAGCAGGTGTTAATTTCTTTAATTTATCTTCATTAAAATATTTTACTTCATCACCAAATAAATGCTGGTAAGAGTTACCTGCCGCACTCGATGGTTGAGCCAATGATACAATTTTGAAGAAACATCCATTATTAATGGACATTGTATGTTTGTACGATTTAGGTGATTTATAAGGTTTTTCAAAATGCTTTGGTGGACGTTCATCTAATACATAATGAACGCCTTCTTCCCAACCATTACGGTTCCAACCTTCTATTAATCCATCTCGAACATTACCAATCGCATTTTCGTAGGTATCTGCTACCCAAGCGAAATAGGCACGTGCCATATTATATGATATACGCATAGAGCGTTTTGCTTGTAAATCTGTTGTCTTTGCAGTAGCACGACCAGAAATACCATAGTAGTTTTTTGGATCAACCCAATCTGCAACCATGCTAAACCACGAAGCAAAATAAGGTTGAACTAACGGATCATTCGGACTTACGGAGGTTCTCATTTTCGGCAGGAAATAATTTAAGTGGTAAAATCAATGCTTCTTGCATTGCTAATTGTTTTTCTCGCTCAGTTAATGGAGCTTCTTCAATGAATTTTTTAACAGCTTCTTTATCAACAACAGAATCTAACCCTAATGTTTTCATATCGTATGAATACAATGCGACAAGTTTACCATTATTAGCATCTGTTTTTGGTGCATCTTCTTTGTCTAAACCAAGCATTTTATACAACACTTCGTATAACTTATTAGCCATCGTTAATTCTTTAGCATCTTTTGCCATTAATTTTGCAGCAACTATTCCTTCTTCGAACTTTTTGGCTATGCGATTACGTAAAGCTTCTTTTGATAAATAGGAATCACAATAATAGAATTCCATCGCGTCTGAATAAGCTCTTTTTGCTTTGTATTCGGATAACCCTTCTTTTATAACTAAATATTTGATGATATGACGTTCCGAACCAAAATCACCTTCACGATTATCCATTGCTCGTATTTTATCAAGCAATTCCATATAATCCATTACAGGCTGTTTTTCAGCTGGATAATCTGTTTTACCTGAAAATTTTTCGATAAACAAGTAAATATCATCAAGTGTTATATCGTCAATCTTACTCATACCAAAAATGATTTTTTATATCTTGAATTCGGTTATTTTCTTTGTTTTTTTCCCTTTGTTGTATGGCAGTTAAATTGCCTTTTTTTGCATTTTCTTGTAACGAATTATCTATAACAAAATCTGTTTGCAAACGACCACGTGTTATACATTCATATACACGAGAAGTTTTTTCGTGTGCTAATAAATCAAAATGAACAAATGGCAATTCTAAATACGAAGCCATCTGACGAATCGTATAATTCATTGCTGCCAATGTTTCAATCTTTTCGTAGTCCTCCTCTGATATTAAAAGAGGAGTGGTGTATATTAGGTTTTGGCTCATTTTCTTGATAGATTTCGTTATAAGCTTCTCGTAATTCTTTTACCAATTCTGGAAAATAAATACTAAGCATTCTTTGCTTTTTATCTTCTGGAAAAGGAAGCTGAGACGAATGATTAAAATCTTCGATTGCTTCGATAGCTTTATTTAGTCGCTCAGCTTTCATTTGTTATTCTGATTTAGTTTTTTCTAAATACATGATTAATGCAGCAACAGAATCTGCACCAGTTGTTTCTTTAAAGTCAGGATAAAAATTTTCTGGATTATCTTCAAAATCTGAATTCCAACTTTCGTATGCTTTTTCTAAATCTGCACGAGTGTAATTTTCTCCATTAACTGATAAAAATATTTCGTTATTCAATCCTTTTAAATCTTTAATAACTTCAGGGACAATTTCTTTCAATGCTTCAACATGTATTGCGTCTGGCATATGTGGATTTTCAAGATTAGCATTGATATTTTCTAATCTATCTATTACTGATTGAATGTCTTTCATTTTTTATCGTTCTATAGTTTCTGTGAATAATTTCATTCGGAAATTGAATGCATCCTGTAAATTGGTAAAAGTGTATTGCTCGTAATGTGCGTTTTCTGACCAATTTCCCGAACCTTCAATTATGTAATGTCCGAATGCTGTTTTGGCTAAAGCTACTTTGCTGTGATTCCAAGCGAATTTGATATGCAGATTTGGATAATGATTTGCATAAGCCAAAATCTTGTCGATTGTTTTCGGATTTCGTTGTTTCAACGAATCAGAAATTAATAGCGTGATTTGGTCTATTTTTCCATTTTCGTGCAATTCGATTAACGAATCAACTACACGAATTGCAATAGAATAGGTACTGGCATATAAATGCTCTATCGTTTCGTATTGCGTGATAAAGGGAATAAATGTAAATGCATTAAACTGCGTATCGCTTTGTAACCAGAATTGTTCGCCCTCACTCGGAAGCCTTTCTAAATCTTTGTTCAGATTTTTTACTTTCTCGTAATGATTTAAGAGAAATTTTGTTTCGAAAGGCTTCGTTTGTTTGGGTTCCGCATCATTCGCACTTGGCTTTTTATTGAGATCAAAAAATCTACTCATTATTGGCTTTCTCCAATGATTTTGTGATTAATTTAATTTCTAATTCGTAGTTTTTAATTTTTCCATCAAACTCTGCAACTTTTCCAGCGTTACCTTTTTTATCGGCACTACCTCTGTGCATTTTAGCAGTTCTGATTTGACCTTTAATCGTTTCAACACGCTGTATTTTTTCGGCAGCTGTCATCGAATCGATTTTACGCTCTAATGAAAGTCTTGAAAAAATTTCGTGCTCACCTAAAACTTCTCCAGTTTCCTGGTAATGGTTCAATTCTTTCCAAATTGCATCATTTGCTTCGTCTGCAGCTGCAATTTTAGGAGCTAATTCTACACGAACATCTTCTGATGTATTTGGGTCCTCGATGATCCCGCGCATTTCTGCTAACTTTTTGAAAATCGTAATACGATCTGCAACTAAAATTTTGAATTCATCAGGTGTATTTTCTTGATTCAAGAAAGGAAATTCTTCTCTCAGTTTTGGAACTTCATCAGTACTTTTGTTTTCAGTATTTATTAAATCACTTGTTTGTGCAACATTTGTTGTAGGAATACACGTAGGACAGTTTTCTGTTTCTTTTGGTAAAACATGTGTTTTGGCTTCGACATCAGAAATATTGTAGATTTTCTTGATTTCGTAAACTAATTTGTTATAAGAATTAGCCGAATATCCTTGTCTATTCAAGGATTGAAGAATGTTTTTGTTACGCTTATCGTGATTTTGATACTCACGTAATAGTTGATTGAATTTATCAACTGGTGATAATTCTGGATGAATTAAAGTGTCCAGAATATCTTGTTTTTTTTCTGTACTCATACGAATGATTTTACGCTAAGATCCTTTGATATAGCCAAAAATCAACTGACACAAAAAAAGCACCCTATACAATAGAGTGCTTGTGAAGATTTATTCTTTATCTAATCGATTGAGAAAATAAAACACAGCTTGTTGAGTTTCGAATCGATCATCTGTTTCTGAAGCGTTTTCTGATCCATTCCAATTTAAAAATAGTTCTAACAATCTTTTGTATAAAAAATTTTTTTCTTCTGTGGTAAGTTTTGAAATAGGCTTACCCAATAAATCTTCATTCATTTCTAAATAGTATATTGGCGTTTACTTGTCGTAAAGCTACTTTTTCATTGCGACAAATTATGACGTTATTATTTTGATTTTACTATTTAAAATGAAACTATTTATTACTTTTCGAAAAGTATTTTTTGATTTTATTGAATACATTTTGTATCCAGTTCCAATGTCCAGTAAAAGCTAAAACAGCGCAAACAATGGTAATACCTAATAAACAAATGATATAAATAGATTGTGGTCCATACGAAAATCTTTCTTTGAGAACTATTTTTTTATTGATCACGGATTTATACGTTATCTCAGATTTATACGTAATGTTTGAAATGTAACGATTAATCGTTTGGGTTCGTTTTTCTTCGGATTGCTTTGATTCATTTTGACCTCCAGTAACAGTTGCACCAGAGATAACGATTTTTTCTGTTTGTCCGTTTTTTGTTTGTTTAATTATCAACGGAATGATTTGACCATTTTGGTCAAATAATGGTTTGTACTCAAAATTGAACCAATTGGAATAATCTTTTCTTTCGATGAACGAATTTTCAATCTTTGATTGTTCCTGGTCTACAGACAAATTCGTTTGTTCCGAAATTTCGGAATGGATTTTTTCATGTCCTTTTTCTTTGTCTGTTTTTCGAATGGAGCACGACCAAAATGTTAGCGTCAACAAAATGGTGATGAATAAGAGTATTCTTTGTGGTAGATTAGTTCTCATATTATTTAGTTAAAAGTTTATAGTAATGTTGAGTTCTTTCGTAGCGTTTTTCTGCATGCACTTTTGCTGGTCCATTTACTTTAGATGTGATTAAATCAGAAGTTTTACGAGAAATATCTGTCATCAAAGGATATACTTTTTTATCCTTTAAATAGATGTCAAACGATTCTAAGTAGTAATTTTTCCAAAGATTATCAGGATTATCCATAATAGATTGATCCTTTACTTTATTCGCTACTACTTGATGATTGTATCTTCCTGTTGTTTGACCTGCAGAATTTCCTCTGAATTTATACCCATCACCAATTTGAGTGTTTCCAAGTGCAAGGTTTTTACTTCTATTTTTATCAGCATAAACCTTATTAAAAATTACAACCTCATTATAAGCATCTTGCTGTGCTTCTTCTGGTCGATTTTTATAATAGGAAAAGTATTTTTTTAATTGAGTTTCGGAATACCTTCCATTTTCTCTTTTTAACTTGAAATCAGAAGTTTCGACACTTCCTTGTCCAAGAAAATAAGCTGTTTGAATATCAGTTAACCCAAACACTTCTTTTATTTTTGTTGCTGTTTTTTTACCGATTATTCCATCTGGAAACAATCCGTATTTTTTTTGAAAATCTACTAACATAGTTATTCTTGTTTTTTATGATTATTTAAAAATCTTTCAAAAGTGGATAGAGTTGTTTTTCTTATCCAACCAATAAAAATTGTGACCAAATCAATGTTTTCTACTTTTTTACGATTTTTCATTGAAAGTATATTTGCAAGAATTGATAAACATTCATTTGCTAATAAAACTCGAACAGCCAAGTCTGCTGTCCAAGTAAAATTCATATTTAAAGCTATACCAAGAACGGCAACTGTAAATGGAATAATCAGCAAAACCAATTTTGTAGCAAAGCCGAAAATAAAAAGCTTAGGAGATATTTTTTCGTTTAAGATAATAGCTTTTATTACTCCTAAAGCCATATCTATTATTATTGCAGCACAAAGAAATATTGCTAAATCATAATTCAAGTTGATTAATGCAAAAAAACCGTAGAAAAAACATTTTATAATATTTCCAGTAGTGGCATCTGTGCCAAAGCATTCGTATAATCTCATGTGTATTTTTTTAGTGAAGTTTAACCACTTTTTTCGCGGGGTTAATATTATTCTATTACATCACCGCTAAATGGCATGTCGTGAATAAAATCTTTATACTTGCATTGTGCTCCCATGTTTGCAATTACTGAATAATTGTAAATATTCTTAGAATAACAGTCATACAACCACATCATTCCAAGCGTACCTTGAATAATGAATGATGCTGAATTTCCAGAAGTCGCATAATTATATCTTACATCTACATTAAGATTAAGTGATTTAGCACCATTAACATCAGCAACTACACCACCACGACCAAAACTATAATTACAATTCATTCTAATAATTGAAATACCTTCATGAACAGTGCTTGCATTTGAACTTGTTTCATTTGGGTAGTTCTGTCCAAATCTTGACCCCTTGCAATTAATTTCTACAACATTCATTGGTGTATAACCATTACTTAAATTTGATGTATGATAATTGAACCCATCATTTTTAGCGTCATAAGCCTCACAATCTTGCAACCAACATTCCTTAATATTATTTATCGTGAAGTTATTTGTCGAATGATTGCCTAACCCTTTGCATTTATATAAATAAACTTTAGTGTTGAATTGAGTTGTGGCGTTATTTTTAATCAATACATTACCTCCTGCTGAGTTAGCGAACGTTATATTTTCAAAGTAAACAAATGGTACATTCTCTGATGGTACATATTGTTGCAACATGTTTAAGACTAATTCAAATTTAGATGTAGGTGCGTTACCATCAAGAGTATTTATATATACTAATGATGCGTCAGCAAAGAATGAATTAACCGTTGATTTACATTCGGCTAAACTTCCGCATCTTATTAAGTGTTTTGGATTCCCCTCATGTGTAACCTGATTAAAGTCAAAAACATTGATAACTGAACTTCTAGGAGCAGACCACACATTATCGACAGAAGTCCATGTGTAGGCATTTCCTTTATCAGACTGAGCTAAAAACACTCCATCTTCTTCTCCAATCATTATTAAAGGTTCGTTAGTAGCTATATCAGTAGTAATATCAAAAGTGTTAGACCTACCATAGAATTGATTACCTCTTAACAGTCTTAAAACTCTAGCGCCCTTAGTCATTACAGCATATTGTATTGTTTTTAACGCTGTTGCACTTGTTAATCCATTATTTGAATTATTGCCGTTAACAGAGTCTACATAATAATTAGTTAATGTATCTATATAATGTTGAGCAAATTCATTACGTAAATTTGAAAATCCTTTAAAATAATAATACCCATTATTTTGTTGCATTATCTGATAAGGCTGAAAAGTAAATTCAGATGGATATTCAAAAGAATTTTCCCCTCCTAGAAAATACCCCTCTCCCCAACCGTTCTCATCTTTAATATAAATTCTCAAATTAAAAGAATTGAAGTATTTATCACCAACTGTTCCGAGATTTGAATCTGGGTATGAATTTCCATCATAGAATTTATTAGTCGCTAATTCTTTAATTTGTTCAGTTTCTAACCGTTCTGTCGGTGCTACTTTACTTAAATCTAAAGTCTTTCCTAAAATCTTCGTAAATCCTTTAGCTTTAAATAGACTATTATATATAGAATTAGGTAAATCTGAACCAATACCCGCACCACTTGCAAGTGTTACATAAGCGCTGACCGCTCCTAATGGAATATCAACTGAAATATTGCCAGCTACATTATGGTTTACGTGGGATAATTTTGTTGCTTGTGATTGTGATGTAGATGTATAGAATACAACACGTGGATCACCACTTCCTATCATTGCGAAACCACTTAGGTCTAAAAAATTGCTTCCTTTAAAATCCATAATTTCAGCACCTATCCAATTCTCTGAGACATTAAAGCTACCATTTATTTGCACTGATTTTGCTTGTAATATAAATGTTAAAGTTTTTTCGTTGGTTATATCATTAATTTCTTTAGTTAATGATTCTAAGTCATATATCTTGCTTTCAATAGGCGTCAAATCTTGCATTGGCATCTCCACACTCTGAATAGAGAAGTTATTTCCATTTTTAAAAATAAAACCAAAGTTGTTTTCGGGTAAAACAACATTTCCAAAGTTGGTGTAGGTGCCTGGTATAGTTACTAAAAAAACTTTGTCGCCTACTTCTGCAGGAACTTCTGATGTTGGAGTTAAAGCAGCGGTATAAATACCACTTGCAGCAGCTAATATTCTTACATCGTGCAATGATAAATTTTCAGCGTGGTTTTGTAGTACTTCTACTATACCATTCATTTCTTCGGGAGTTTGGGCAGCTCCTTCTATTTTATTGATCCAAATAGGATATTTGACTGTCATATGAAATTTTTAAAGGCAATATCATAAGATATTGCCTTTAAACTACTGACATATTAATTAGAAATATTATGCGTCCATTTATGCTGAAATCTTTCAAATTTTGTAGTATTTTCTTTTTCTCGCATGTATAATCTTTCGATAGATTCTAAGGTTTGGTCGTATTCCTCCAAATCATATTTTTTCATAAAATCTCGAATGCCTTGTTTTATGGTCCCGTGCATTTCGTAACCTTCTAAGAAAGCACAAACACGTGTTCGGTAAATATCTTCTAAGAAATGATTGAAATCGTCTACAAATTCTTCAGGTAAACGTAGAAAATGATTACGTCCATTTACATATTGGTGTGCAGTTCCTTTCCATTTTGCAGTAGAACAATTTGGCATTTCCAAAACCAAATTATAAAATTTCGGTTTTGTCGGTCGATTCGCTTTTACGCAATGGCTACGAAGCCAACGACCAATTGAACTGGATAAATCTACTTTTATAGTTTTTACATTCTTACCATTGTAAGAATATTCTTTGCCTTCGAAAAATTTAAAAAGAACGTGAACCAAATATGGCTTGATTTCTATAGGTAAAACAGTACTCATGATGCGATAATTTTAGAAATAAATAAAAGGATATGTAAACGAATAATTTGTGTTGACGGTATTGTTTTGTGCAACTGGAAATATCGAATTTGAAGAAAACGATACTTCTGTAAAATTCTCATTGGATGATATAGATAAGGTCGGTTTAGAATTCTGTTCACGATCGTTTCTACCAATTATCATTTCGGAGCCATCTGCATAAACTAAACCGATGTAATGAACTTCTTTTAGTTGATCTAAATTAATTGCACGTTTATTGTTTGTGTTCTTAGATTTGAAGCTGCACGAAATTGAATAATATCCGCCTGCTCTGTTTTCATTGAAATTCTCGGAGAAAGAAAAATCTATTCGTGATATACGAGGTTTTTTCTTAGAGCCTTTGATCAATGTATTGTACAATCCTAATTGATTGTTTTCTGGATGAAATAACGGTACCGGAACCGCTTTTGAATCTTTTAAATACAAATTGATGCTACAAATAAATTTTGAAGGTTGATTGTTCTGAAACATAGCGAATTGGATATAATACAAATATAACAAAAAACACTATTAAAAACGGATTAATAGTGTTATTTGTTATGTTGTTGTTTAAATTTTTTTGATTTAAATTAATGTTTTTTAATTTGATTAATTCTCTCAATCATTTCAACTCTTAAATCATGAATTGAACTATAATCATATTTTGTATTACGAATAACTTGTAATAAGTTTTTTATTTGTAAAATTTCACCTTGATTTTCCTTTTCATATTTGAAAATAAATGTCATATATAAATCGGTAGAGTTTAAACTTCTTTTTAATAAATTATTAAATAAATAATTTACATCAATAATGGACCATTTATATGTTCTCCTATTATAAATCTTAATTAGATTATAAATTTCTAAGTTTTTATTAAAATCTTTCGGACTAGAAAGAAATTTGATTTCCCAATATTGTTGGTTTAATAATTTTCTTTCTTTTATAAGTTGAATAATTTTTTTTATCATAAATTTTTGTTTTAATATTTGCTGTTCTTCTTAAAAAATTCTTGAATTCTATTTCTTTCATAATTCAGTTGCGTCAATCGGATAGTTACCAGCTATTTTAAACCCAACTCACGGAAATAACCATCAATCTCAATGTCTAATTTTTGACGTTCAGCATACAGATCGTCTATGCTCTTCATAACCTGATCAATATCAATTTCGGGTTCTGGCTCAAAAGAGTCCACGTATCTCGGAATGTTTAAATTATAATCGTTATCTTCGACCTCCTTTAAACTAGCTAAATAGCTGTATTTTTCTACTGTTTCTCGTTGTGAAAAAGTATCTGTGATTTTTGCAATATTCTCATTGGTAAGGTTGTTTTTGTTTTTTTGTTTTTCAAATTCTTTGCTGGCATCTATAAACAAAATACCATCGTTAGATTTTCTGTTTTTCTTAAAAACTAAAACACAGGTCGGTATACTTGTACCAAAAAATAAATTAGCTGGTAAGCCTATTACCGCATCTAAATAGTTTTTTTTCTCAATTAAATATCTACGGATATGTCCTTCTGATGAGCCGCGAAAAAGAACACCGTGCGGCAAAACAACTGCCATGATTCCTTTTTCATCCAATTGATGAATCATATCTTGTATAAAGGCGTAATCCGCCTTTGATTTTGGTGCAAGTCTTCCATACTCTGAAAAACGTACATCTTTAAGTAGTTCGTTATCCGCTTCCCAAGGAATTGAAAAGGGAGGATTTGCTATTATTGTTTTCATTTTTTTTTACTATTTTTGTGTTAGCTTATTTAGCATTTTGTAAGTCTAAAAAAAGTATTAGAAACCGTTTATTTATTAAGCGGTTTTTGCTTTTTATTTCGATGATACCTCTCTCTTTCCTTTCTCCGCACTTCTTCTAAATTTTCCTGTCTATATTTTTTATCGTAAGCTCTCTTTTCAGCTAATCTTTTTTCGTGATGTTTGTAGTAACTCTTTAGATTAACCTCTCTCAATCTTTCCTTATTCTCTTCTCTATAACACTTATTACATAACTTCCATGATAGCTGGAATTTTGATTTTGGCAACTCTATTTTGCAGGAATTGCAAACCCACACATCTTCTACACTTGTATTTTGCTTAAAATGAATTTTATTAATGTCTATTTTTTTAACCCTAAAAAATGCTAAACGATTATATATTAATCTGTCGGCGATGACTTTGTAATTAGTATCGAAAAAAGATTCATTGCAAATAATATCATGCGCTAAATCCAAACAATCATAAATATCATCGGCAATTTTAGTTCTTAATCTTTTTTTGCAATATTGAACAATCTCATTGTACAAGACTTCATCCATAATCTACATATTTTTAAACACGTTATTTATTACAGATTTTTTTTGCTCTACATTTGGGTGTACATAGAGATTCATTGTTGTGCCTATGTTTGAATGCCCTAATAAAACGCTTACCGTTTTAACGTCCGCCTTACCCTCAATGCATCTTGTTGCGAAACTGTGTCGTAATCCGTGAAACTTTATGACAGGTAAATTCATTTTCTCCATCAAACCCTTATAATAGCTTCTATAAGTCCTTGGTTCGGTAGGTTTTTCATCATTTGTAATGACAAAGAACTCTTCATTTGCAAGTTTTTTTAAAGGCTTGATAATATTTAATAAATCTTTCGTCAAAGGAATTTCTCTGTTTGAATTTTTAGTTTTCGGATTATCAATTATTAATTCAGTTCGTCGAATTCCATCTTCTATAACATATATGCGTTGAATTGTACGATTAACATTTATTACTTGAGAATCTATATCAATGTCAGACCATTTTAAAGCACAGATTTCACCGATACGCATACCTGTACTCAAGCAAATCAATATTCCAAGGTTTCTAAATGTAAAATGCTCTTTAATATAAGCTATTGCTTTTTTATGCTCATCTTTTGTTAAAATTTCAACCTTATGTTGAGTATGGTCTGTAGGGAAATTAACATCCCATGGTTTGAAAACAATTAAGTCCTTTTTTGCACCATATTTCATTATCATTTTTAAAACAATCAAAACATCTTTGACTGTTTTATGACCTAATCCTTCGTTTATTTTTGTAAAAACAAACTCTTGAACTAAATCTTCAGTAATATTATCACTCTCCCCAAAAAAAGGAACTATATGGTTTTGAATCAATAATGAATACGCAGACATAGTACTTCTTTTCACATAATGTTTTTTTTCAAATTGCCATTTTGTTATAATTTCATTTAAATTCATAATTTTTCGATTTTAGAAAATTGATTATTTTTTGATAAAATGTATTTAGCTTTAATTTCTTTCGTTAACACATCACCGTGATACACTTCTCCAACTATTCCACGAATAGAAAGATTAAAAAGAAGTATAGGAATTGAACGATTTGACAGTTCCCAACATTCAACTGGATGGTCTTCTGTATTAAATTCTTCTGCCAACTTTTCACGCCTGTAATTCCAATTTGAAATTATCAAAGAACCGTTACCTGCGGTTGGCTCATAAATTTTACCTTTTATAATTCCTGTAAGATTTGAGAGCAATACACCAATTGAATTGGGTGTAAAATCTTGTTTATTTTGCTTTCGTTGAGCAATTTCTTCTTCATACATATTTTGAAACCAGTCGTAAGACAAATCCCAATCGTGCATGTCTAACAGCTTAAAAAAGAACTCTTCCTTTTTTTCTGAAAACAATATTTTTTCTATTCCTGAAGGAAGATCTTGTAAGTCTTCTATGTTTAGTAATTTTTTCATTTCTATTTGTTTTTTCTGTTTAATATTGCGGAAATAAATCCTATTATTCCGCCTATTGTCAATCCGATTTTTACTAATTCTATTTTTAAACTATCTTGTACAGTTCCTTTTTTTTCATAACTCATTAATTTTTTGGTTAGCTGTTCTTCTTAAAAAATTCTTGAATTCGAATTGTAAACATTTGTTCGAAATCATTTCTGCGATATATTGTGAGAACAAATTACAATATTCACATACTTCGTCTGGAGTATCACATTCGTTAATGATTTGCTCCATTCTTGTTATATCTCGACTACTCAGCATTTTCAAAAGTTTTATAAGATGGGTTAGTAATCGTTGTCGGAATCGTTTCAAAAGTTTGTTTTGTCACATAAATTCGTCCTTCTTTCAATAAATCATTTACCTGATTCAATAATTCTTTAGAGGAATTTCCATCCAATACAATTGGTCCGAAAAAATCCAAAATCTTATGATCTAATCGTTTTACCCAAATCAATACATTGGTTTTTAAAACTTTCTTATCCTCTCGCCACATTTTCAAATCATTTGCAAATGCAGGCCTTAATTCGTTGCTTACATAAATAAATCCTTCCATAGTGTTATTTGTTTTAAAAAAATTGTTTTTTGTTATTTTATAGTGGAAAATGCTTCCTAAAAAAACTACCGAACTACTTTGTTGGTTTTCAATAGTTTAACCTTTGTTTTTTAACTACTTTGGTAGTTATTGGTAGTTTTCTGATTTAAAAAAACTACCGAAAACTACTTTTACTACTCAAAAACTACCTCACTTTACTATTTAAGTAATTTATTTTTAATATTTTACACTTGGTAGTTAAAGTAGTTTTTATTTTTATGTGTCTACGAGAAAAAACAGACACATTTTTTTTAAAAACTATTCGTTAGAATGGTAAATCATCATCAGAAGTATCATTGCCAATCGAAACTTGTCCAGAAATCGCCGAACTTGTATTATTAATAACCTCGTTACCGAGTGGGGTCGCAGTGGAGAAAGCTTGATTTTCTATTGCATACATAACATCCATGCGATCAGCTTCTTTCAATTTATTCAAATCAAACATCAATGCTGTGGTAACTTTAGCATTTTCGCCTGTACCAAATTTTACTGATTTTATTTCTTCAACAAATGATGCATCATCCATCATGCGTTTACGGAAATCATTTTTAGATGGACAAGATTGTTCAAATGACATATACCATGATGGTTGAATTGCATTGTAAGTGTTTGTCCATTGGATGTACAAATGATTACCATCTAATTTGAAATCTCTATCCTTGAATAATTTTTTATCGTGAGATGCACGTAATGCAGCCACAAAACGTTGCCAAAAACGATTCGATATACTTTCGTTATCTAATCTTCTGCGTTGATTACTTACCATAACATCGAAATGCTCTAACATTTCTTCGCGTGTGAAAGGAAAGCGTATATCTTCTTTGAAAATCTCATACATCGAAGCAATAACAGCATGATTTGTCATAATACGAGAAGGTAATCCCTTGAATGATTTTCGCAAGGTTAATTCTTCTGTCCACAAACGAAACTCTTTTACGAAGCGTCTTTCTACTTGCGAACGTTTCAACAAAATATCTGTCATAAATGACGATAGTCCATCTACTGCCATATCATCTAACTTGTTGTATTCGTTTTTTTCTTCCTGCGTAAATTCTGTTTTGTGCATTTCTTCCCAAAGTAATCGTGTGATCAAAGCTTCGTTTGTAGGAAAATAGTTTCCAGTTACCAAGGCAGAGGACAAAATAGGAACTTCGTCTGACGATACACGAGATTCAATCGTTCCGAATTTATATCCATTTCTGTCCCAAATTCCTTTCAGTGTTTCGTCGATTTCATTATCTCCATTTTGATATTCCGACAAATGCGTAATAACATTTGCAAACTGTGCAAATTCTCGTATCTGTGCTTTTCCAGTTGATTTTTTTGAACCCAATGCAATTACTGATTGCGGCTTTCCAAAAAACGAACGCAAGCAATGTGATAATTGATCCTTACCAGATGACGCAGCACCGTATAATAATATCATTGGAAAACCTTTGATCGTTGGTGCGATGAAATCTTGAAATGCGGAAGCAAGAGTAAAGAGAATACCTGTAATTGCATGACCTCTATGCACTTTGCGCAATTGTCCTAAATACTCGGTTAGCGTGCAATTTGCTTGACTTACGATAACACGTTTTTGTGATAAATAGCGTGTAGGGTTGTTCGCGTAAATTTCATTTGCAGAAGGAACGTAATACGTGATATCATTATGTCTAAAAATTCCATTCTTATCCATATTGATATTTCCTACATCTGGAATTGTTACTTTGTTATTCCAAACAAAAAAACCTTCGGGATTCCAACCCAAAACATCTACAGCACGTCCTGTTCCCATAGTTCGGAATAAGTATTTTTTTAGTTTTAATAATTGTTTTGCATCGCCTTCAAAAATGAAATCTCCCTTTGATTCTAAAGCAGCACAAAATAGACTGGTGTTCAACATTGTTGTTGCCTTATCATCAAAAATCATTTCTAAATTCATTGTGTTTTTTACACGAAATAATTTCTTTGGAAATTTATCGTCATTCATGTGTTGAATGATTTCAATTGAGAAATTAGAAATTGAATCAAAATAATAGGGTGGATCATTTTGTTTTGATTCGCGAACCATCCATATTTGATTTTCTTCCTGAAAAAAACCATAGGTTTTGATCATTTCTAAGTAATCATTTACATCTTTATGTTGAAGTTCTGGAGGAAGAATGTATTCTCCCATTTCAAATTTTTCTTCTTTGAATTTCTTTACAGAAATATCTTTTTGTAAATCGTTGATGAATTTCTTTTTGAACTTAGAAAACTTTTCTAACATGTCTGTATAAAGATTCTTGAACATTACATCTTCTATTGTATCAATAATCTTTACACATCGTTTTACGCCTTCAGCTTTTTCAATATCATTGTCACCAACGATTAAATGGTCCATTAAAAACGCAAATCCATTTTTGATGAAACCTTTTTGTTTCAAAAATTCTTCTAACGTAGATTCAGATTCTTCAATTTCTGATTTGTAAATACGGATGAATTCGTCAGGATCTAATTTTACAATTTTACCATCAACTTCATGTTCTGGTAATTGGCAGACTTCTACATTTAATCCTGATGCAAATAGCTTAGGAATATTTCGAAGCATTGCTTCTATACCTGGTCCATCATTATCTAAACAAACAAATACTTTTTGCGCGAACTTTTTCAAAACAGCGATTTGTCCAGTACCGAATTCCTTTCCGTAAGGCGAAATAGTATTCATAATACCGTTTTCTTGCCATGCAATAACATCGTTATAACCTTCTACCAACCATGCTGTTTTGGTTTTGGCAATTTGATTTAAAGCGAAATTAATTCCATACCATTGTTTTGATTTGTCATACAACAAACTTGTAATTGGATTCATCCATTTTACTTTATCTTCCGTTCTTAATGCACGTGAAGCAAAACCAATGATTTGATTTTGTTTGTCGTAAATAGCATATGTTAAACGAAAATTTAGTTTATCGTTGTTTTTCTCGTTGATCAATCCTAATTCGAAACCTGGTGAAACTTTTCCCGATTGCGATAATAAATTGTAAAGAAATTGACCGCCTGGAGCAAAACCAATCCCATATTCTTTAACGATTTCCTTCGTGTAACCACGTTTTTTGATTTCTTTCCAAGCTGGATGAGATTTCTCTAACTGATTTAATTGTTCAACAAATTGTTTTTGTACAGATTTCAGAATAGGACGAAACTCGTCTATTTTGTTTTGTTGTTCAATGTATTTTGAAGCATCTTTATCTGATTCATATTCAACTGTTACGTTATTTAGCTTTGCTAATTCTTGTATAGCTTCTCTATAACTAAGCTTACGAACTTTGGTATAATAAGAGATCGCATTTCCCGAAATGTTTGCAGATTTATCGAAAAACATTTGTTTGCGAATATCTATCATACACGATTCTGTACGTTCGTCATTTATAGGAGATTTGCACACATAATTTGTTGTACCAACTTTTTTTACTTCGTGTTGGTTTGCACGAAAAACATCTAGTATATCGGTGTCTGCAAGTAATCTATCAATAAAATCATTTTTTATTAAAGACATAGTGTACAAGTTTTGGTGAGTGAAAAACAAAGCTCCGTAGAGCTTTGTTAAAGATTAAAGATTAAAGATTAAAGATTACAAGTAACCAAATGCTGATGCAGCTATTTCCCCAATAGTACATAAGTCAGCATCTTCGTAGTCATCTTCATCGGTTAAATCATCTTCATCAACCTCTAAAGTATCAGGATAACATCTTCCAATCTTGTCATCTAAATCGTTCCACTTTTTTTCGATGTCAATCAGTTCTTGAAGTTTATTTTTTAAATAACCTATTTCCCAGATTAGTCCTTCTTCTTGAATTTTTGCTAAATCTGCTTGCGCGTAATCTGAGTGAATTTGATAATTATAGGTTTTGAAGAAAACTATTTTATTTTCTTCATTTAGTCCTAATACGTATGTATCGTGTGGTTTAATTTCTGTAGCCATTTCTCTATTTTTTATTAGTTAATTAAAAAGGTAAATCGTCGTCTTCAGGAATTTCAGCAGAATTTTCTTGTAATGGTTTTGTTTTTGGTTCCGAACGTTTAAAATTCCCTAAATAAAAGCGTTCTTCTTTCGTTGCATCTTTGAAATTAGCTTGTATGGAACCGATGTTATTGTATTTATCTTGTTCATCATTCAGCCAGATGTTTACATTAAGATAAATTTTACCATTAGCCGCTTTGCTAAATGCTTTATTACCTTTTCTCGCTTCTTCTAATACTTTTGTGAAGTCTATGCTTCTGTAAAATTGTTGTTCTCATTGTTTTTTATTTAATCAAGAAATACTCTTCGTAAATATCCTTGAATTGTTTTCCTGCATATTCTGCTAATTCTATGCTTTTAAAGCAAAGGCGCGAGCCGACATTCGTAGACGCATAACAGTAAGCGAAATCGTCATAGACGAAACCGCCCGCAGAAGAACTTTCCATATTAAACCAAGGATAATATTTGTATTGACTGCTATCACTCCAATCAGGTATCCAATCTTCGTTTAAAGCTTTCGCTATAATAATCAATTGTAAGTGAGCGATGATGTGTTTAGGAATTTCTAAATTTTCAATTGAACGAAATGCTTTTACATCTTCATCATCTTCACCAAGTTTACTTATTGCATCTTGAAAAGATTTGATTTGCTCCTTAATATCTTTTGGAATTTCAGAACATGTAATAAGTGAGTTTTTTTTGTCTAAAGAATCTATTTTAAATCCATTAGGAACTTGAATTGGAATTTCTATTGTTTTCATATTAGTTTAAATATTGGTTGTAAATTTTCATGAATTCGTCATTTGAAGTTGCTTCTTTTAAGTCGTTAAGATTTAAGTAGCAAAGGCGCGAGCCGACAGTCGTATACGCATCCCAGTCAACGTAAGCGATATAGACGAAACCGCCCGCAGAATAAGCGTAATCAAACCAAGGTTCATATTTTGTTTGATTCCAATTTGAAAAGTCTACCTTTTCGTTGTTATTGTAAGCTGATACAACAAGTTTTAAAATTTCGTACGCCTGTGTATCTGGGCTTAAATTAGAAATTGATTGTTCAAATTCTTCTCTGTTTATGTTGTGAAATGCATAGATTTCATCAAGGTTATTGAATTTTTGTTTCATTTATTTTGTTTTTAATAGTTGTTAAAATGGTAAATCGTCTTCTGCATTATCATTTGGTGGAACATCATCTGGAGCAGGTGGAGTTGCTGTTGAAGATTTACGTTCTAAAAAATCTATTTTATTGACACGCATTTCTAAAACTGGTTCTGCTTTTCCTTCTTTTATATATGCCGATGCAAAGGCTTCTCCTTCTACATAAATACGATCTCCTTTTTTGATGTATTTTGCTAATTCCTGTGTTTTTGTGTAGCGAGTACATCGAATCCAAGTAGTATGTTCTTGTTTTTCGCCCTGTGCATTTTTCCACGTTTTTGTAACAGCAACTGAAAACTGAATTGATAATTGATCCTTTCCTTCGAAGAAATGTAATTTAGGATCGCTTCCTACATTTCCGATAATTTGAAATTTATTGATTGCCATTGTTTTTTATTTTATTTTGCGACTCCCCAACCAACTGGTTTAAAGTCTAGGTTAAATACTTCGAAAGGATATGAACGTTTTTGACGTGCATATTTATCGGCTTCTAAACGCGTTGAGAAAATAACAGTTAATCCGTTTTTTACTCGGTCTGTAATTTCTTTTCTATTCTCGGTGAAATATCTTTTCATGCGTATTGCTTTTGTTTTTTATTTCGACCACGGTTATCAACTGGCTTTTTATATGCCTTGTAGTTGATATCGTTTTCTTTGCAGAAATTTGTCACCTCTTTTATGGTGATGATTCCCACATTTCTCAACTTCGATATCTGTGTTAGATTAATTGGTTCTACATCCGAGAAAGAAATGTCCATGTAGATTTTCTTTCCGCCAATTGTCAACCAATAATAATCGCATAACGTGTTTTTTGCTTTTGTCGAAAGCGATGAACTGTGTATTTTGTTATTTTTCATTTGTTTTTTGTTATGATATTAGACAAATTTTTTTGCTTTCCAATACTTGTTTGGAAAGTGTAACCGCATTTCGTGCAACGAAATACTTCGTAATCGATATCCCATGCAATGAGTTTAAAATTATTTTTCATTGTTATAGAAATCTGCCCAGTTTTTTAACCAAGCATCTATCGCTTGAAATTGTGAGTTTTGGTTCATATTATTTCTAATTGTATTTGATAATTATACTTGTCTCTCAATTGGCTCAGCCAAATATTTGTCGTGGAAACTGAATATGGAACAAAGACGGTTTTGGAATTGTTGCATATCCTCGCATTTAACTTCTTTTTTACCTTGTGTGTAAGGTAATATCGATTTTGTGGATAACTTTTCTTCTGTTTCTCTGACATCGATTTGGTCTTTTAGTTCTTGTATTAAATCAAATCTTTCAAAAACTTTTTTTATTGATAATGATTGATTTGAAGGAATAACATTTTGCAAAGCATCAAGGACTTTCCAAGCTACTTTCTTTTCTTCTTTTGTGATTTTTTCCATTCTTTTTTTTGTTTTTCAAATGCTTCTTCTGGTGAACAACAGATATTAAAAAATCTACTCCATGAATAATTTGGTTCAGCTCCATTAGTAGTGTTATAATGCTTTTTTTTCATTAGAAGAATTAATTGATTTATATTACGTTTTAATGTATTGGTTGCGCCAAGTTGAAACGGACTGCAAACAGGGTTAATTCTTGTTTTGTCGCTATTTCAAGTTTTTCGTACAACAAACGTTTTTTGTAATGCAAAGTGCCAAAAGGTAAATTTAATTGTGTGGCAATGCATTCGTTTGTTGCATCTGTAACAAGCATTTTTATTAACTTGATTTCATCATCGTTAATTATGCTGTTATTATATTTGATATGTTTACACAATTTACCTTCAGCATTGCAATTTCCACGTAACGGGCAATCCCAATACTCACCTTTTTGTATTTTACCTGCATGATCTATATCTGCAGAAAAATCTAATCCTCCAAAACGGCATTTAGTAAATTGTTCTAATCTTTTAATTGGATTAGTAGGGTGTAAAGTGTAAAGAAATTCGAAAACTTCGTGGTCCTTATTTATTTCAGCTTCTAAAATATTCTGAATAAAAGGTGATACTTTTTCGAATGGTTTGATTGTTCCTTCTGTCATTACCATAATTTTTTCTCCTTGAAAGAAAAATTCTATGTCGGAATTTAACATTCCTGGATAATACGATTGATTCATTTTGCTAAAAGATTTTATTATTTTATTTTGTTTAATAATTTACGTTCCGCTTTTTTTTGTTTGATCGCCAAATCAACCAATGCGTTCAGAATATCGTTGTCTTTTATAATTCCCACTTTTACACGATATATTTTTTGTTCCATGTTAGAGTTATATTCTAACCCTAAATCCTCACAAATTTGTCTTTTGTAATTGTTCGGTAAATACTCGTTAAAAAGTTTTTTTATGGTTTTATGCGTTTGCATAGTACGTAAATTGTTATGTTGTTTAATTTTGTCGTGATTATGTTTGATTTTGTATGACAAAAGTACGTTAAATGTTATATAAAACAAATATTAAATTGTCAAATGATATAATTTAGAATTAAACCAAATAATATATGAAAACATTTAATGTAAAATTAGCAGAGTACATCAAACAGAGAGGGCTTACTAAAAAAGAATTTTCTGAATTAATTGGACATGATATACAATCTATTATTTACTTCACCAGTTTAACAAATCCAAGAACGCCAACACATATTTTTTTAATGAAATGGTTGAAGTATGATGCAGATATAGATTTGAATTATTTTTTGAAAGATCATATTGAAACTCCTCAAAAATTAATTAAGATTAATCCTGATTCGTTTGTTAATGAGAAAGGAGAAGTATATGAAAAAGAAAACGCTGAATTATTACACGTAATAAAATCTCAAAACGATAGAATATTGGCGATTCTTCAAAAATAA